GTGGAGCAGTGCCAGGAAGCTTACCGGTTATCCTATTCTTCTGTGGGGGATGAGGATAAGAGCCTTCAGGATTATCTCCATGCGCTGGAATTTACGGACAATAAATACGATATGCACAATGAGGCCCTGAAGCTGTGGCAGAGCCGGAAAGCCAGGCGCCGGCATAAGGACATCATGCTGTTAAACAAAGAGATTGCCGAGTATTTTTCAGATGGATCCGGCAAGAAGTTTTTAAATGAGCTTCGGCAGCTTCTGGGAAGGCAGCGAAAGCAGGAACAATATGTAGAGGGGCAGAGGGCATACCACAGGCGGATGCCGGATACATAAAAAGGCCACCCAAGAGTAACCCTGGGTGGCCGCGAATCAAGAAAGGACAGTTAAAAGAGCATCCTGGAGAACTTTAGAGCAATTAATACCCCGTTTATCGGCAAGGCCAGCCATCCATGCCGGAAGAGAAACATTTTTCCGTACAGCCCGGGTATCTGTCTGGCTTCGGTATGAAATGGTATCAGCCTGGATGATAGTTAAGATATCATCAGAAGAATGGGGGATATCAGCCTGCGGTGTAGGAGCTTTTGGACGGATATCTTCATCTTCCAGCCCCACCAGGCACAGGTTCAGCGCGTCTGTAATAAGCTCAATCGCTTCGGAGAGACTGCTTCCAGTTGTAATGCATCCGTCGATATCCGGAACCTTTGCATAGTACGTTCCGTCTGATTCGGTGATAACAGCAGTATAAGCGTATAACATATATGATTACCTCCTTTGATAGCAGGAACCGGGGCCTTAGCCCCTATCCTGCTTGATGCCGGCTTCCTTGAAGATATATTTCATATCATTTTCATTGAAGTCGTGCCGCTTGACTGGGATTGTCGTTCTTGTTTGTGGATTGTAGTACAGGTCGTGGTTTGTACCATGCCGCTTGAACTCATATCCATTTTTTTCAAGTGCTTTAATCGTGATTTTTCGCGGATGCATGTTTAACTCCTTTCTTGATTATATTATACACAACATTGTGTATAGAGTCAATAGGAAATACACAAAAATACACAAATAAATAAAAGAGGGTGAATCAATTGAATGCCAGAGAAGAACTCAGAGATCAATTATATTTAGTAATGGCAAGAAATAACGTGAAAGACGCAATGATTGAAATAGATGCAATTCTTGGAGAGTTTGAAGTACAGAACCGGACAACAGAGGTTGCGCTGCTAAAAGAAGACAGGAATGAATACCTGTTTAAAAAATTCCTGACAGCAAAGATTGTAAAAGGCTGCTCAGAGCGGACAATTGAGTGCTATCAAAAAACATTGAAGTTCGTGTTTGACAGGGTACATAAGACGGTGGACGAAGTCACGACAGACGATATCCGGTTTTATCTTGCACTCCGGCAGAAACGGGATGGCGTGTCTAAGGTAATGGCAAATAATGAGCTTCGAGTATTGAGCTCATTCTATCAATATCTCCAGGCGGAGGAAATTGTAATAAAAAATCCCATTTTAAGGATTGAAAAAATAAAAGAAGATAAAAAACAGAAAAGCGCCTTTACGGAAATTGAAATTGAAAAAATCCGCGATGCTACCAGGAATGCAAGGGAGAGGGCAATCGTTGATGTGCTCCTCTCTACCGGCTGCCGGGTAAGCGAGTTGGTCGGCATCAAAATCGAAGATTTGAACCATGACAAGCTGGTAGTGCATGGAAAGGGCGGAAAAGACAGAACCGTTTATTTGAATGCCAAAGCGCTGGTCTCTCTTCAAAAATACCTGTCGGAAAGAACGGATCAGAACCCTTACGTATTTTGCGGAGGCTATTTTGTGAAACATGATACAAAAAAAGCGAACAAGTATCGCTGTTCAAAACGGGGTGAGTGGTATAAAGTTCCAGAACTCGTATCGGAAGATAGCCATATGGACAGGGGAACAGTAGAGCAGCTGATGCGGAGACTGAAAAGGCGTGCAGGAATTGAGGCAAGCTGTTATCCTCATAAATTCCGTCGAACCTGCGCAACGATGGCGCTTCGAAGGGGAATGCCGATAGAGCAGGTATCAAGAATGCTTGGCCATGAGAGCGTGGATACAACGCAGATATATCTTGATATCAATGAAAAGGATTTGGAGCAGGCTCATAAGAAATATGTGGTATAGAGGAGAGAAATGGACTATAAGAAAGAAATTATCAATCGGATAAACGGCCTGTCCGGCAGCAGAAGCCCCTATGAGATATTCAGCGACTGGGTGAAGCTGATGGCGCTGGCAATTCAGAATGCATCCTTTCCGTTCAGGCATGATACACTGTGGCAAAAACGGGAAGAACAATACCTTAAAATCATAGAACCCTACAAGAGAAAAGAATCTGTCTTTCAAGAAATGTATGCTCTTTTGGCTTTGCTTCTGGAAGAAAATCTGACAGATGCCCTGGGAGAAATTTACATGGAAGCCGGCTTAGGAAACAAAAACACAGGACAGTTCTTCACGCCTTTCCATGTGAGCTGTGCCTGCGCCAAACTGGCGCTTGAGGGCTGGGACGGGAAAAAGAAAATCAGCCTGAACGAGCCGTCCTGCGGCGGCGGTGGGATGGTGATCAGCGTGGCAAAAATCTTGCAGGACAGGGGAATCAACTACCAGCGTTACCTTCAGGTAGTGGCCCAGGATCTGGATTGGAAGGCAGTGTATATGTGCTATGTGCAGTTGAGCCTTCTCGGAATCAACGCGGTAGTAGTCCAGGGAGATACGCTGTTAAATCCGTACATACCAGGGAAAACCAGCCCAGAGTGTACCTTTTACACCCCAAAGTACCTGGGGCTGATTTTGTGAGGTGGCCTATGAAATATACCTATGACGTAACTGATATTCAGTCAGGAAAGCAGATTCTTCGCGATGCACCTGCACGGCAAGTGCGCGAAGCGCTGGGAGAATCCCTCGATGTCTCTAAGCACGCATTACACCAAAACCTCTATAAGGGCAGATATCAGATTGATTACAACCAATACAAGGAGGAAACACAAAAGGAAGCCTTTACCAGGGAGTGGGAGGAAGCAGTAAGACGATGTAGGACGTATCCGCATCTGGAACGAATTAAGATCGCACCTCAGGAAGAAAAATAAAAAGAGAAGAGAGGTCTGGTAGAGGAGAATGGAAAGTGAATTCAACCAGGGGGCAGCCTATGCAAGAGATTGCATGATATCTAAAATTATCGGGCTTCAAGAAGAAATAGGATTCGATGAGAAAAAAGAATCCTATATCATTCTTCAGAAGCTTTTGATTGATATTGAAGAATCTTATGGTGGGATGTTTAGACCGTTCAAAGGGTAGACAATGCAAGCAGCGTGAGCAGCAGGATGGCAGCGCGGGCAGCAGGACAGGAGGAGAGACCAGTGGTTAAGATTACAAAAAAACTTTTAAGCGACTACAGAAAAATAAAACAATCGATTCCGCTTCTGGAGGCAGAGCTCCAGGAAATGAAGACAACGGATTCAGGCCTTGGAAACAGTACGATATTTGATTACCGGACTGGATATGGACGGCCCCAGAGTGTAGTGGGATTCGATAAAGAACTCTATGCCAAAAGAGAAAAGAGTTTGAAGAGGAAAAAAGAACAGGTTAAGGCAGTAGAGCAGTGGATTAACCAGATTGAGGAGGGACAGGTCAGATGTATTTTTAAGATGTTCTATATCGATGGCATGATGTGGAAAAAGATTGCATTAAAAACAGGCTATAGTAACAGCCCAGATTATCCAAGGTTGCATATCAGGGACGAATATCTTGATAAATGTGGCATTAAATAAAAAAGGTCGTTTGTGTCGTTTGTGTCGTTGTAGAATATAATGGAAGCCAAAGGCATTCAGCCGGCGGCTTTACTCCTTTACATAGAATGCCGGGTAAAACCGGCAACATAGCGGGATAGAGTAGCGGAAGCTCGCCAGCCCCATAAGCTGGAGGACGGAGGTTCGAATCCTTCTCCCGCAAGCCACATGTTTACCTCCTATTTTCTCGCCCGGTCATGTGCCGGGTGCTTTTATTATCCACAAGATGTTGACAAAACTGTGGATAAAACACTAGATAAAGTGCAATAAATGCTTGACATGGAGGTGATAAAAGATGGCGAAGGGCAGTAGCCGAAGAAAAAGAAAAAGCCCAGTCAATTGGATTGAAGTAGCGGTTCAATTCCTGACAGGGCTTATAACAGGGATTATCATTCTGATAATCGACAAGCTGTGGAAATAACACAGCAGGGGAGGAGAAATCCTCCCCGTATCAAAAGTATAGCACGAATCGCCATTTTTAACAATGAGAATCGCAATAATTACAGTAATTGCAGTAACGGCTGGTTTCATTGGCCGCAGTATCTACAGAAAAATGAGGAGGGACAGAGATGCCAAAAGGTAGCCCAAATCCTCAAACCATTGCAAGCCAGAAGTATCAAAAGAAAGTCGGCTACATGACAAAAAGCTTTAAGATTAAGCGGGAAGTAGCGGAACGATTCGAAAAGGCCTGTGAGACGGCAGGAGTCAGCCAGGCTGGACAGATTACAGAGCTGATGATGTCCTTTGCAAAAGAGCAGGAAGAAAAGAATACGAAGTAAGGAGAGAGCGCCTAAGGGGGCGCTCTTTTCCTTTGCCCTGAGCGTTGAATGGGAGTAGGTACTACTTACCCCCTACCCCCTATGCGGGTCCGGGGAAAGCGCGGTATTTTTGGCTTTATGAGAAAAAAATTGATGGCACTTCCTTCCGCTTTTGGGAAGCTGCCAGAGGAGGTGATCTGGTTATGGTGGTAAATCAAAAACAGCTGGCGGAATGCCTGGGACTCAGCTCCAGAAGAGTCCGAGGATTAAGGGAAGAGGGGCTTTTTAAGCTGACCCAGGAGGGAAAAGGATACAACCTGGAAAAGAGCATTCAGGAATACATTGAGTACAAGGTCAATGCGGAAACGGGACGACGTGCCTCAATCTCGAAAGAGGAAGTGCAGGCACAGCACGAGGAAGTGAAAAAACAGATTTCCCTTTTAAAGCTCAGACGCCTTCGCAGAGAGCTCCACGAAGCTGCTGATGTGGAGGCTTTTCTTTCTGATATGTTGATTCGATTTAAAAACCGCCTGCTTTCTGTTCCGGCTAAGCTGGCCATGCAGGTGGCCGGAGAGGAAGACCTCAATCAGATCATCCAGATTATAAAAAGGGAACTGCTTTCTGTTCTGGAAGAATTGTCAGATTACGATCCAGATGAGATAGATGGGCAGCAGATACCAGAGGGAGAAGATGAAGAAATAGAAGATGAGGAGGATGAAGAGGAGGAGTGACACGGAGAGAAAAGGCAAAGAGAAAAACACGCCGCCTGTTCAGAAGAGTCATTCACTCCGCCCTTGCGGTTCAGGAAGAGATAAAGGTCAGCGAATGGGCAGAAAAATACCGCGTTTTGGATGAAAGCAGTAATTTATCCGGAAAGTGGTCTAATGATGTAACGCCGTACCTGGTGGAGATCATGAATACCTTGAATGAGCCGCATATCAGAGAAGTTTATCTCTGCAAGGGTTCCCAGCTGGGAGGCACAGAAGTCCTGATCAATATGCTGGGATATCTCATTACAGAGGAACCTGGCCCGACGATGATTGTCTATCCTTCGGATGATTTGGCTAAAGACATCTCAAATGACAAGCTGAAACCAGCCTTTCGCCTGGTTCCGAAGATTAAAAAGCAGTTTTACGAGAATGCCTCCAAGGAGCTCCGCCTGAAATTCAAAAATATGACGGTGTATCTGCGAGGAGCCGGCTCTCCCTCCAAGCTGGCGTCAAAAGCAATCAAATATCTGTTCTTTGACGAAATTGACAAGATGGGAGGCGCATCAAAGAAAGAGGCGTCTCCCTACAATCTTGCCATGGAGCGTATTAAAACATTCAAGAGCCAGAGCAAGGTTTACGCCTGCTCAACGCCGACACTGAAAACCAATTATATCTGGCGGCTTCACGATGAGGCGGATGAGGTACGAGAGTATTTTGTACCATGCCCCCACTGCGGGGAAATGCAGCAGCTTCTGTTTAAGCAGATTTTATTCTGCAAGGATGATGAGGATAAAATGTCTCCCTATGAGAGAGGGCAGACGGCTAAGTATATTTGCCCGGCGTGCGGCTGTGAGATTCTTGATAAGGACAAGCCGAAGATGCTCCGGGAAGGGGAATGGCGGGCAGTTAAGAAAAGAGGGGTGGGACGGCCAAAGACAGTTGGCTTTCATATTAGTTCCCTTTACAGCGTGTTTGTTACCTGGGCGGAGGTGGCGGAGGAATTTCTGAAATCCTACAAGGATCCGGAGGAGTTCCAGAACTTTGTCAACAGCTGGCTGGCGGAACCATGGGAAGATACGAAACTTAAGACGACGGCGGATCTGGTGAAGGAACGCCAGACGGAGCTCCCGGAGTTTGAAGTACCTGACTGGGCCATTGAGCTGACAGGGGGAATTGATGTGCAGGAGACCTGTATTTATTGGGTCATACGTGCATGGGGAGAACACTGGACCAGCCAGCTGATTGCCAGAGGGCAGGAAACAAATCTCTGGAATGCCGACAACATTATGAATCTCTATTACGAAAAAAAGAATGGTGAGAAGCTGACTCCCTCTCTTGTCCTGGTAGACTCCGGAGATCAGACGGATATGGTATATGATTTCTGTGCTGATACCATGGATTACACGCTTCCATGTAAGGGATCCAGTAAAAGGCTGGAGACGGATTACAAATACAGCGTAATCAATAAGGCTGGTTCAAAGGCAGCCGGTATTAACCTGGTTATCGTAGATACCGGGAAGTACAAGGATCGAATTGCTTCCAGGATGCGCAGGAACAATGGAACCGGTTCCTGGATGGTATTTCAAGGGATTGATGAAGAATATGCCAACCAAGTGACAGCAGAGCACAAGATTAATGAACGGCAGGCAAATGGAGCAGTCACACAAAAGTGGGTGCCTAAGACAACCCATACAGATAATCACTATCTGGATGCAGAGGTGTATGCAATGGCAGCAGCAGACATCCGCGGCGCCAGAATCTGGCATCAGGAGCGGTATGTACCGCCTAAGAAAAAAACAGCGGAGATACCGAAAGAAGAACAGTGGATCCGTGACAATGAATTAGAAGGGTGGTAAAGGAATGGAAGGAAAAGAAAGAATAGAACATGAATCCAATCAAACGCCAGAAGCAGTAGAGAAGCCTTATTCCAGCCCAAGCCAGCAGCTGCAGATCTTAAATGAGGCTATTTATAACATTATGGTAGGCGGACAGGCCTATAAGATCGGAACGCGTTCTCTTACCAGGGCAGATTTATCGACGCTGATCGCTGAAAGAAACCGTCTGGAAGCCCAGGAGGCTCAGAAAAGCGGATTTCTCTACGGTGCATATGCAGCTGATTTTGGATACGATAACAGGAGGTAACATGAAACAAACCGTTATAGACCGAATTATCGGAATCATCAGCCCAAAAGCCGGTGTTGAGAGGATACAGTGGCGGAAGTATTACGAAGAGCAGCGTGGAAATTATGACGCCAGCGATTCGGGAAGGCTTCAGTCCCGGTGGAATACGCAGAATCAATCAGCAGAGCTGACAGACCGCTTTGAGAGAGATATCATCCGGGCGAGAACCAGGGACCTGGAACGTAACTCCGATATTTTAAACTCAGTTATCCGTGCCTTTCGCAGGAACGTGATAGGCGGAGGGCTTCAGATTCGCGTAACAACAGAGCAGGCAGACCGGAATAAGATTCTGGAAGCTGCCTGGAAACGGTGGTGCGAAAAAGAAAACTGCGATGTTACAGGCACCCAGAGCTTTACCCAGATTGTTCGGATGCTGATCCAGAGAAAAATTGTTGACGGCGGGATTTTGATTATCAAGAGATATACTTCTCAGGGATACCTGCCGTTTCAGCTGCAGATCCTGGAGATGGATGAGCTTGACGCCACTCAAATTCAGCCGAAAGAAAAAGACAATAAGGTAGTTGGAGGAATTGAGTACAACCGCTGGAACCGCCCAGCGGGATACTGGATTACGCAGTATGAAATTGACGGGTATACGCGGATGAAGCCCATGTATATTCCGGCTAAGGATGTAATCTTCTACTACGCGAAGCGTCGGCCTTCTCAGATTCGGGAAATGACGGATTTAGCCCCCACCGTCACCAGAATCAAAGATATGAATGAGTTTATTTCAGCTGTAACAATCAAGGAAAAGATAGCTGCCTGTCTGGCGATTCTGATTAAGCGTGTACACAATTTAGTGTCAAACCGTGGAAGGGATGGAAAGCCGCAAAGTGAAATCAGTTACGAGGGGAAGCGCATTGTCCCAGGCATGATTTTGGAAATGAATCCAGGAGACGATGCGCAGACGGTTACACCGCCAGGACAGGGCTCTGATGCTGCCACATTTCTGAAAGCGGAGCAGAGATTGATTTCTTCGGCCTCCGGACTGTCCTATGAGGCTACAGCAAGGGATATGTCGGAAACCAATTATTCCAGCGCACGCCAGAGCTGGATAGAGGATGATCTGACTTACGATGAAGAAAAGGAGCTTTTGTTCCAAGTGCTGGATGAAATCTATGAAACCTTTGTGATATCCTGCTGGCTGAAGGGGATTATCTCCGGAAACGATTTTTGGAATCATATTAGAGATTATACAGCTCATGAATGGGTTGTTAAGCCTAAACGCTGGATCGATCCGGCAAAAGAAGCGAATGCCAATGCAACGATGTTAAAAACAGGGCAGAAAACATTTCAGCAGATCTGCGCAGAAAATGGGCGGGACTGGAAACAGGTCATTGACGAGATGGATGAAGCGAACCGGTACGCTGCTGAAAAGAACATTGACCTGGCTGCCATGCTGGCGGGAGGGCCAGGCACTCAGGAGCCAGAAGAAGAGGAGGGAAAGAAGAATGGAACGAAAACCGATGCATAAAAATCCAGGCGGAGAAAATGATTTTTGCCCGACGAGATTTATGAATGCTAATATCCGAGCCTCAGGAGAGAGTGGAAACGAGAGGCAGTTTGAACTGTCTTTTTCGTCAGAAGAGCCATATTCCAGGTGGTACGGAGTGGAAATTTTGGATCACTCCGGCGAATGCATGGATCTGAGCCGACTCCAGAGTATTGGGGTCGTTTTGTTTAATCATAAAAGGGATCAGGTTATCGGAAAGGTCGTAAAAGCCTGGAACGAAGACAACCGTGGAAAAGCAATCATTGAGTTTGATGATGACGACGAAGCGGAAAAGATCCGGAAGAAAGTAGATGGAAAAACCCTGAAGGGAGTATCCGTTGGTTATAGTGTAGATGCCTGGGAAGAAGTGGCAGCAGGAAAGAAATCCAGTGATGGCAGGTTTACCGGACCCTGCTATATTGCAAAAAAGTGGACGCCTCTGGAAATCAGTATTGTGTCCGTACCTGCAGATGCAACAGTAGGGGTAGGGCGTACCTATGACGGACCGGAAATTTCTCCAGCAGTACAGCCAGCGGAACTGTCTGTTCTGGAACGAATAGTCCAGGCGAACGAAAATCTAATGAAGGCACAGAGAAAATAATTACAGAGAAAAAAGGAAGTTAAGGTTCAGCAAAAGGCTGGGCCTTTTTTGATACCAGAAATTAGATGATGTCAGATTGATATTGGCAAAATTCAACGAAAGGATTGAAACTATGTTAGTAGAGGTAAAAAGAGTAAACAAAGCAGAAATGACAGTAGTAAGCAGCTTAGATGTAGCAGAGACATTTGGAAAAGACCATAAAAATATATTGCGAGATATTAGGTAGCTTGAATGCAGTGATGAGTTCCGGCGGCTCAATTTTGAGCAGTCGGAATATTTGAATGAGCAAAATCATAAGCAACCGATGTGTTACATGACACGAGATGGTTTTACTATTTTGGTCATGGGATATACCGGCGAGAAAGCAATGCGGTTTAAGGAAGCATACATTAAGCCGTTCAATGCCATGGAGAAAACCTTGCAGGGAAAACTGATTGAGCGTGAGAAAGGAATTGCGGTCAGACAGTCTCTTACCAAGGCTCTTCAACAGTCAACAGAAAATGAACGTATGCACGGACACGCCTATTCCACATATACGAATTGCATTTACAAGGTTTTGTTTGGAAAGAATACAAAGCAGTTAAGGGAAGAATTTGGAATCGGACAAAAGGAAAACCTAAGAGACTATCTATCAGAAGAACAGCTCAGGGCAATACAGTCCATGGAGTGCCTCGTTAGCGGTTTAGTTGATTGTGGCTGGGGATATGATCAGATTAGGGAATTCATTCAGAAGAATAACACGATGTTGCAGATCGCGGCATAAATGGAAGAAGTTGAAAAATTCTCTTTGAGGTGAAGGGGGTCTCAATTTGTGACCTCGATATTTCGATAAAGAAGTTACGATAAGAATTTTAAAGAGAAAGGCAGGTAAAACACATGGAAAATTTAGAACAGGCTATGAGAGAAGCCGCCGCAGCACTGACAGGTCAGGCAGTTGAAACAATTCCATCCGGCCCGTTAGAGGAAATCTGCACATTTATTGCAGAGCATTACCAGGCTCCAAAAAATGTACCGTTTGTACAAGTATCAGCTCCAGCTGATGCAGCAGGAGAAACTCCCACGAAGGAGGAATTTAATAATTTAATCAAGAAGCTGAAAGATGCCAAGGTGTTTAAATAGGCATCCTTTTTAGCCTATATCTTAATCAAAGAAGGAGGACACAAATGAATTTACAGGAAATGATTGCCCGCCAGAGAGAACTGACAGAGGCTGCAAGGCAGCAGGGACGCAGTCTGACGGCGGAAGAGCAAAGAGAATTTGATTCTCTTCAGGAGCAGATTGACAGCATGGCTGCCTCAGGAGAGGAAGGCCAGAGAGGAGCCAATCCTCCGGCGGGAAATCCTCCAGCGTCTGGAGAAGCTGCACCGGGCGGTGGTGAGGCACGGGCTGCGGCCATGGCAGAACGCCAGCGGGTTCGGGATATTACAGATTTATGCCAGAGATTCGGAATGGATTCAGAGCCGTATATCTCCAATGACAGCACGCTGGATCAGGTGAGAGCAGCTGTCATTGAACACCTGCAGCGGACAAAAGGCCCAGTCGGAACCAGAGTCACGGAAGACGAGGGAGACAAGAAGCGAAATGCAATGACAGACGGAATCCTTCTCCGGCAGGGGATCCATGTAGAGAATCCGGCTCCGGGAGCTAATGATTTCAGAAACGCTACACTGCAGATGATCGCGGCCAACTGTCTGACACAGGAGGATTCTCAGAGAAACTATTACATGGAATCTGGAGATGAGGTATATTCGGCGCTGCTTCAGAGAGCGTATTACAATCCATCTTCTGCTTTCCCGGCGATTATGGACAATGTAATCCGCAAGTCTTATGTGGAGGGCCACAAAACAGCCCCAGTTACCTTTGAGCAGTTTACTACCAGAGGTACCCTGACAGACTTCAAGAAGGCAGATAATTATTATGTTCAGGGTGGATTTGGGCAGTTCCTGGAGGTTCCGGAGAACGGAGAGTTAAAGCATACGCTTCCGACTGATGAAAAGAAGCCGCAGAGACAGTTAAAAACCTACGGCCGTCAGTTTACCATGTCACGCCAGGCATTTATTAACGATGACATGGGAGTGATTACGACACTTCCCAATCGTGCGGCGAAGGCGGCCAGGATGACAATCAACAGCCAGGTTTACCAGATTCTGACAGGAAATCCGAAAATTTATGATGGCAAAACTCTGTTCGTTTCCGATCATAAAAACCTTCTGAAGGAGGGAACCGGCATTACCCAGGAGGCAGTGCAGGCTATGATTCTTGCGCTGGGAGGCCACAAGAAAAAGCAGGACGATATGGAGGAAGCCATTATCATCCGTCCAGGTACGATTGTGGTTCCTCTGGGTTATCAGTTCGTTATGTATACCTTATTCAACAGCCCGACTATCAGCGCATCTGGAGCAGTCAACCCTCTGTTCCATTACAAGGATACGATTCAGATTGTAGAAGATGCCACATTAAATGTTCAGATCAAAGAAGGAAGCCCGATTCCATGGTTTATGGTGGGAGATAAGAACGATACCGACTTTATCCAGGTAGACTATTTAAACGGACAGGATATCCCGAATATCCGCCGTATGGAAGCGCCTGGACAGCTGGGTTTTGTCTGGGATGTATACCTTGACTGGGGTATCGCAGTCATGGATTACCGCGGAGCAGTAAAGAATCCGGGCATTACTTTAGAGTCACCAATCGGATTAGCATAGGAGGTCAAGCATATGGCAAAAACAGCAACATACTGGCAGAAAGGCGAATCCTTAGATTACTTAAATGAAACAGGAACTGTGATTCCGGCGGGAACTGTCTTAAAACTGGGCGCTCATATTGGAGTAGCGGGGACTGACATTCCTCCAGAAGGAGTAGGATCCGTTCATATGGTTGGAGTGTTTAAGATTGAGAAAAAATCAGGAACCGTTCTGGCCGTGGGAGATCCGGTCAAATTTGATGATGAAGAAGGAATCGATAAAGATACAGGCGGCACTGCGACTGTAGGCTATGCGGTAGAGGCGGCAGAGGCGGACGAGCTGACTGCCTTTGTAAAATTGTTAGGCTGATATGGGATTCAAGGAGATTATTGCCAGAGATAATCGTTCTGTTTTTCTCAATCCTGCGGAGTTTGGCTCGCTCCACAGGATTGACGGAAGGACTCTCTGCATCCTGGTAGATGATAACGAGATGATCGAGCGGGAGAAGCGAACTCCATCAGGCGATGAGCTGGATGGAATTTATAAAAGAAAGCTGCTTTTTTATGTGCTGTCAAAAGAGTTCGGTCCTCTCCCGGCCATTGGCCGTCTCCTGACGCTGGATGACAGGAAATACCGGATTATTGATGCAGTGAATGAGGATGGGATTTATTCCATCAGTCTGGAAGCGGTGAGAGGCGTATGATACTAAAAATTCATCTGGAAAATCAGGACGAAATTCGAAAGCTCTTGCAGGAATCCGGAAAAAAAGCAGAACCCTTGTTGAAGCAGGCGGTGAATGAGACGGCAAAACAGGCTAAAAAACGTCTGTATCAGGAAACAAAGAGCGAGTATACCATCCGGCGAGGGAAGTTTTCAGAGAAGAGTTTGGAACTAAAACGGGCTACGCTATCGAAGGGCTTCGCGCAGATTCAGGTTTCGGGTGAGGTGCTTTCTCTTCCTGGCGCATACCAGTTCCGTAAAAACGGAAAAAGAGTATCAGCAAAGGCAGCCGTTAAGCGCGGTAGCATGAAGCCCATTGAAATAGGCGGGTTAAAAGGCTTTATGACCTCAGTCAGACAAGAAAATCAGAAAAAAGCGCATACTGGAATTTTTCAGAGGCGAAGCGGCGCCAGACATCCCATCCGGGAAGCCCAGGGCCCATCTATTTCCAAATTAACAGAGATGACGTTTCGCAGGCTGGAGGGCGAAATTGGAGAAAGTCTTCAGGACGCAGTGTGCAATTTAATCAGTAAAACCATTTAAAGGAGGAAAATACATGTCATACGAACCGACCGTATGGTCAGAAGGAGATTTTATTACAGCTGATAAATTAAATAAAATGGAGCAGGGAATTAAAAACGAGCAGGTAGGTCCTCAGGGGCCGAAAGGCGATCAGGGCCCAGCAGGCCCTAAAGGGGAAACAGGAGAAAGAGGACCAGCAGGACCGCAGGGTACAGCTGGTGCGAAAGGAGAAAAGGGCGATCAGGGCCCAGCAGGCCCTAAAGGGGAGCCAGGAGAGCGTGGCCCAGCAGGGCCTCAGGGTGCCGCCGGCGCAGGACTGACAGGAACGGCTACCAAGATAACGACTTTATCCACCGAGACGACGGCGGATCTGAAAAACAAAATCAATGAGGTGATTACGGCTCTCATAGCCAGGGGCGTGCTGAAAGCATAGGAGGCTCTATGACCAATAACCAGCTGGAAGCATGTTTGATCGAAACAATCGAAGAATTATCAGGACGTATCCTGCTGACAGGAACGAAGGGAGAGCGAAAAAACCTGAAAGGATACTCCGGAGCGCTGCCGCAGCTGTCTCTGCCGGAATATTGGGAAATGGAAGAAAGCGAATCCCTGGGAGATTCAGCTGTGGAGGATACGTTAATCCCATACTGTGTGGTAAAAACCACAGAAGTGGAAATGAAAGAGGATGCAGCCAAAGCGAAGGTTTATCTGGTGTTCTGTCTGTATGCTCAGGACGGCGGGCATCAGACGATGTGGAACCTTTTAAACTGTGTGACAGGGTATTTCCGGACACACCCAGTAATGGATGCCTTTTACTGCGAAAGAGCCATGAAGGCGATTGAACAGGAGGAAGACACCTATCCCTATTTTTTTGGCGGAATTGAGATGACATGGAATCTTCCGGATTTAGAATGTGAGGAAAATTATGAATAGCAAAGATGAAAAGCAGACGGCCGGCGTTTATCTGGGGCCGTCTTTTTATGGAATTATTCAGAAAGGCACTGTACTGCGCGGAGGATGTTCCAGCAAGATGGCTCAGCTGATGGGAGCATACCCGTTTCTTCGCGGGCTGATTGTTCCGACGTCGCAACTGGCAGAAAAAAGGATGGAGCTTAGAAAGCAGGATTCGGAGCTTTTTATGCTTTACCAGAAAGCAGAACAGATTAAGGAGGAGAAGCATGTATAAACACGGGATTGAGGTGACAGAAAAGCAGACGGCGAATGTAAGGCCGTTATCTACTTCTTACGGCGTTCAGGTGATCGTAGGAACAGCACCCATTCACTTGACGGCACATCCGGAACAGGCTGTTAATAAACCGATTCTCTTAAATTCCTGGGAAGAGGCGAAGGAAAAGCTTGGATACTCGGAACGATGGAATCTGTATACTCTGTGTCAGAGTATGTACGCATCCTGGAAACTGTTCCAGGTATATCCAGCTGTCTTTATTAATGTGCTGGATCCGGAGCGTCACAGTAAGGATTCGGAATCCAAAAATATCCAGATTCTGAGTCACCAGGCTGTTCTGGAGCAGGAAGGCATTTTGTTAAGCACGATTCAGATCAATCAGGGAAGCGGCGCTATGGCGGACTTTGCAAAAGTAGGAAGCGCGAAAGCAGGAGCTGCGGCACAGGGACCAGCGCTTACTCCAGAAAAGGACTATATTGTCAGCTTCAATGAGCTGGGATATCCAGTTATCACAATGCTGAGTACAGGAGACGGGTACGACTTAGAGCAGATCCAGGTTTCCTATCGTTATCTGGATGCTTCCATGGTGACAGAAGAGGATATCATTGGAGCTTATGACATGGAATCTGGAAAGGAAACCGGCCTTGAAACCATCCGGCAGGTGTATCCGATGTATCACTTCTCTCCTGGTCTGATTCTCGCCCCTGGATGGAGCAAGATGCCAAACGTAGGCGCAGCCATGCAGGAGAAATGCACGGAATTAAACGGAGTGTTCCGCTGCGAATGCGTACTGGACCTGGATACGGAAAAAAATCGGAAATACACGGAATGCGGAGTGGCTAAGGAAAAGGCAGGATATACGGATCCGCACAGTATTGTGTGCTGGCCGGAACTTTTGATGGATGGAAAGCATATGGCGTTTTCAGCGGCTTACGGGGCCATGGCCAGCTATTACACAGCAACGAATGGGGATGTGCCCTATATTTACCCATCCAACAAACTGCTGAATGCAGAGGGGGCAGTTCTGGCAGACGGGACAGAGATTACTCTGGATCAGCCGCAGGCTGCCTATTTAAACGGGGATGGAATTGTTACAGCGATCAATGATGGAGGATGGAGAAGCTGGGGAAATAACACAGGCTGTTATCCGGGAAACACGGATCCGAAGGATTACCGGATTGGATGCCGGCGGATGTTTTCTTTTGTGGCAAACTATTTCATCCGCCAGTACCAGAAACGCCTGGACAGCCCTATGAACCGCAGGACGATTGATGATATTGTCAACAGCTTCAATATCTGGGGCAACAGTCTGGTCAGCCAGGGAATGTGTGCCGGGCTTCGCATGGAGTACGATGAAAGAGAAAACAGCGAAGAAGATTTATTAAACGGCCATGTAAAGGTAAAGATTTATCTGGCTCCGTACACTCCGCTTGAGTATATCCAGGCATCTGAGGAATTTGATATGACCACCTTACAGGCAGCTATCGTAGGAGAGGAGGAATAGTAATGTTTAAGCCACAGGTAATCAACCGATTCAATCTGTACCGCAACGGCTCTGTGCTCATTGGAATCTCTGGAGAAGTCGAGCTTCCAGAGGTAACAAATCTGACGGATACACTGGAGGGCTCCGGAACAGGCGGAAATCTGGAGGTTCCGGTGATTGGATTAACGGATACGATGGACATGAAGATTCCATATACAACCTTGAGCAAATCTGCCTTTGCGATGATGGATCCAAACGAAACAGTTGATCTGATGTTAAATGGAGCGATTCAGGGCATGGACAGCGGCTCCGGAAAAGTCAGCTACTCTCAGATGAGTATAGCTGTGCGCGGCGTTGTGAAAACCTTTTCGCCCGGAACAGTAAAAGCAGGCGGAAAGATGAATTCCAGCGTAACGTTAAGCCTGAGCTATTACAAAATCGTCATCGACGGCACGACAATGCTTGAGATCGACAAATTAAATGGAGTATATATTGCAAACGGAAAAGACATTCTCAAAGAAGTCCGGAATATGTGCTAAGGAGGAGCTGCAAAAATGATGGAAGAGAAGAACAGGGAAGCTGTAAGACCGGAAAATCTGGCGGATTCTCCAGAGAAAGAGAATTCAAAAAAAGCGAATAACTGGAAAATCATTAAATTGTCAAAGCCGCTGGAACACCTGGGCAGCCAGGTGACAGAACTGGATTTAACAGGACTGGACGATTTGACGCTCAATGATTTAAACGAGCTGTATAATACCTACGAGCTGATGGGCGGCGGCGGTACGGTCATGCAGGAGACGTCCCTTCTGTTCGCGGAGCTGGTAGCTCAGAGACTGACAAGGCTGCCGTTAGAGACACTGGGAACAATGAAAGCTAAGGATGCGATTAAGCTTAAAAACAGGATTTACCGTTTTTTCTTCATGTAGGCGTAGGGGATCCGGCGGAAATCAAGGAAGCCCGAAAAGCCTGTATCTTTGCGTCGAAATACACCCATACAGGCCTGGGATTCTTTTTTGGACTTCCGCTTAAAACGCTGAATCGGATACTGTTGGATATTTCAGAAGCCGCCAAGGAAGAAAGGAGGCTGCGCAGTGGCAAATAAGAAAGAATACAAAGTAAAGATTCAAATCGGAGGAGAAAAAGACAGTTCTTTAGATAAGGCGTTTTCACAGACGAAACGAGAGCTGGATAACCTGTATCGTTTCTCCAAACGGACGAATCAGAGCTTTTTATCATCTGTCAATAAGATGGATGCGTTTGCTGATAAAACGTTTTCGTTTATGGCAAAAGGAGCTGCCGCTGCGTCTGCTGGAATTACCGGAGCTTTAGCGGCTTCGACAGCAGCCGGAGCCAGTTTCGAATCCCAGATGAGCACGGTTCAGGCTATTTCCCAGGCATCTGAATCAGAGATGGCACGTTTGAAAGCTCTGGCCAAGCAGATGGGAATTGAGACAAAATTCTCCGCGACAGAAGCGGGGCAGGGCCTGGAATACATGGCGATGGCTGGCTGGGATGTGGATTCCATGCTGGCCGGCCTTCCAGGAATCATGAATCTGGCGGCCGCCTCCGAGGAGGATCTGGGACAGGTATCCGACATCGTAACGGACGCTATGACGGCGTTTAATCTGGAAGCCTCCCGTTCTGCAGAGTTTGCTGACGTGCTGGCCCAGGCGTCTGCCCGTTCCAACACAGATGTGGCTATGATGGGGCAGACATTTAAGTATGTGGCTCCTGTGGCTGGAGCACTGGGTTTCAGTATTCAGGATACGGCAACAGCTATCGGCTTGATGGCCAATGCCGGCATTAAAGGAGAGCAGGCTGGTACGTCTCTTCGGGCAATATTTAGCCGTATCGTTAAACCTACCGCCGAGGTAGCGTCAGCCATGGAGCGTATTGGACTCTCTGTCACCAACTCAGACGGCAGTATGCGCTCTCTGGATGAGATCTTAAGAGATCTGCGTGCAGGCTTTTCAGGACTGTCTGAGTCAGAACGGGCCAGTACGGCGGCAAGTCTGGCTGGTCAGGAAGCCATGTCCGGAATGTTGGCTTTAGTAAACGCCAGTGACGAGGACTACGAAAAGCTTTCTGATTCTATCTACCACGCAAAAGGAGCGGCCGAAGAGATGGCAGGCGTCCGGATGGATAATCTCAAAGGAGATGTAACGCTCCTTAAAAGTTCCGCGGAAGGAGCTGGCATTGCTATTTATGAGGGACTTTCTGAACCGCTCCGGGAAGGAGTACAGACGGGAACCGAGTGGTTAAACTCCTTCACCGAAAGTGTAGAGGAAAACCTTCCTACGATCCGAAGAGAGGTCAAATCTGCCGGAAGTGCCTTAATGGGGTTTGCAGATCCAGTGTTAGATCTTGGTTCCTGGTTTTTACAGCATCCGGAGGTAATACAGGGAGGATTGACAGGCCTGGTATCGGCTCTTTTAACCTTTAAAGCCGCCAAAGGCATAACCTCCGCTGTTAAGCTGTTTGGAAGTCTGAGCGGCATGATAACAGCCTGGCCGGTAGCAGCCGCAGGTTTGGCTATTGGTGGAATTGCAGGCATTACCAGCGCAATGAAAGCGGCGGCCAGAGAACGGGCAGCGAAAAATCTGGCGGAGCATTTTGGAGACGTCACACTTTCCATCGAGGAACTGGGCGAAGCGGCTAAACACGTATTGGGAGACGATTTGTTCTTCGGAATCGAAGAAATGGAGCGTTCTTCCACAAGAGCAGACGACTACTACCAGACCATGAAGGACAGCATGGAAGCAGTTCAAAAGATGGACTGGAAGCTGTCTATGGGAATTGAGCTGAAGGAAGGCGACGCTCAGGAGTATGTGGCGGCAGTGGACGCTTACGTGCAGAATGCCCAGGACTATATCACCGAAAAAGGATATGAGTTAAATCTGGCGGTTGACCTGGTTATGGGAGAAGCAGGAACCGGCTTGTCGGAAGACAGCGGGGCATTTTACCAGGCTCTTCTGGCTCAGCTGGATCCGTTAAAAGAAAATATCAGCGCAGCGCTTCAGGATATCACAGAAAACGGCCTGACTCTGGACAAGCAGAAAATCGTGAGTGATTATCTGGGCCAGATGGCAGAAATTACTTCCATGATCACGGAAGCGGAAAATGCCGCAAAACTGCAGATGATTCAAGGGAAGTATGCCGGAGCTGCTCTGGATGCGGATTCCTTTCAGAATTTGCAGGCGGAATTGGCGAATTATACGGAACAGGCGATTCAGTCTACAGATGAAGCTTATCAAAAGGTGTTGACAAGTTTAAATGCTCAGAGACTTGCCGGAGAAAAGGGAATGGAGGGTGGAATTTCTCAGGAGGAATTTGACGCCCGTTCGGCGGAAGCGGCGCAGAGCTACTATCAGAGTAAGGCTGAGACGATCTTAAACGGCCAGCAGGCTATGGTTGATACCATTATGGCAACTTATGGGGACGAGATCGAGCCGGTACTGGAAGAAGTAAATCAAAAACTGGATGAAAAAGTCAGGGAGGTAATGACAAATCCTTATAACATGCTTCCTGAGGACTTCATGCAGGAACTTCAATGGGCGATTGATGAAGCCATGGGCGAAGCTGAGCTGCCCAGCGATGCGCAGGATGCTCTGGGGATGCTGGTTAAAGGAATGGAACCAAGCGAAGAGCAGATGACGCAGCTCATTAATCAGATGAAGCAGTCTGGACAGGCTATTCCGCAGGCTTTTTTAGAAGGCATGCAGAGTATTGACATGATCCGGGCCGCATCAGGAGATGAGGAAGGATTGTGGGGAACGGTTGGCCAGATTATTGCAGAAAGCCCGGAGCAGGCTCTTGTCTTAGAGGCGGCCCGGCAGCAGGGCGCTATGTTTCCGCAAGCTGCGTTTAATGCGATAGAGGCCGAATACCCCAACGCAGATACAGCGGCCCGGCAGTTTTTAGAGCATCTGAAGAGTTCATTCGAGACAGGGATTACCGCAAATGTACCGGTTTCTGTGTCAATTAATACGATGATGACTCCAGAGGGACAGACGGCAGTTGGGAAACTTCGAAATTCTGCAAAGAATCTGCCTGGCCATGCTGAAGGAGGAATTTTTGACACACCCCATATCGCCGCATTCGCAGAAAAGGGGCCGGAGGCAGTAGTTCCCTTGGATGGCAGTCAAAAAGCTATATCAATCTGGCAGGAGGCTGGGAAGCTCCTGGGAGCTTACGAAAAGAACAGCTACAGCCGGATCTATGAAACGATTTCCGGCGGATGGCGGGAAAGCGGAGAAACGGCTGTGGGAGGATATGGAATGCCGGCGTTTCAGCCAATTGTCTATATTTATGGGAACACTAGACGGGAGGACGTTAGCGACGGATTAATAATGACATTTGAAAAATGGAAGGAGTACATGGAATGGTATGAGGACGACAGAAGAAGGGTGAGCTTTTAAAAAGGAGAGGGGAAAAAGCCACCTACTCGGTGGTGGGTGGCTTTTTAGATACAGAATATTTAGGAAGCTGGGAAAGTTCTTCTATTCGTTTCAAAGCTTCCTTTTTCCCTTTTTCGTTTAGTGAGTCAAAATAGCGAAGAAGGGTTTGTTGATCAATATTAGGACGAAACGTATGAGATGTGACCTGAGTTTCGATATGCTGTCTGACATTGCCATGTTCGTCCATAACGAGAGCGTTCCAGGTATCGTCACAGGGATTGTATTCGCGTAATATCTGACCAGGCTCCAGAAATTCAGATACACTGACATCCAGTGCAGATGCGATTTTTCTCAAATTTTCTACACTGGGAGCATATTTGTTTGCTTCGTACTGTCGTATCGTTATTTCAGCCAGTCCTGTTACGACGCCAAGTTGTTTCTGGGTGACGTGGCGTGTCTTACGAAGCGCTTTAATTCTTTCACCAATTGCCATAGATTCACCTCCTTGATAGTAGTGTAACACAAAAAAAGAAAAATTAATAGATGTTTACACATCTTTTTGTTGACTTGGTTTATAACATCTGATATATTATAGATGTGGAAACAACTGAAAGGAGAATGGCTATGAAACAGGTAATGGTAAAGTTAGAAGATGAATTACAGAAAGAGGCCAGGATTGAAGCGATTCGGCAGAATAAGTCGCTGACACAGTATGTATCAGATCTGGTAGCAAGAGAACTGGAGAAGAAAAAAGAGCAGTCACGGTAAAATTTGTGAATGAAAGGTCTTGACTTTTTGCACGTGCTATAATATATTTGTTGCAAGGGCAAAAAGTGAGGTGAGTATATGAGCCCAAGAACTGGTAGGCCACCTAAAGAAAATCCACGAAGAGTTAATCTGAATATTCGTCTTACAGAACAGGAAGCAAAGGATATTCAAGAGTGTGCGGATAGCCTAGGAATTACACGAACAGATGCAATAATGAAAGGGATTGAATTAGTGAAGGCTAAGATAAAAGAAAAATAGAAGTTGCACCCCGACCAAAGTTTGCAACTTCTACCATAGAACCACTCCGCTAGGGGAATGATAAATATACTATATCATGCCTTTTGCGGAAAATCAAGAAAGGAGTATTGACGTAGTATGCAGAAAAATGAGATTAAAGCATTTGAAAATGAAGAATTAGGTTTATCTGTTAGAACAGTCTTAAATGAAGATGGAAGTATTTCAGTGAACGCAGAAGATACGGCCATTGGATTTGGCTGGGTACAGGAAAAGAAAGGGAAAATATATCCTCGATGGGAAACGTTAAATGGTTTTTGCTTGGATTTGGGTTTTCCCAACAAGTTGGGAAAAGATGATTACATACCAGAAAGCTTGTACTATTTGCTTGGAATGAAAGCTAACAATGAAAGAGCACAGAAATATCAGCGTTGGCTGGCTATGGACGTTCTTCCTACTCTCCGTAAAACTGGTTCTTATGAAATGCCAAAGCAGAAACCAGAAAAGAAGAAAAAGAACCTTTCCGCCGCCAATATGCTTGTAAAGACAGTCAGCGGCATTTTCAAGGAAGCTGGAGTTGACCCGGTATTCATTGCGGCAGAAGCGAAGCGTCTTTACAAGGAACAGGCAGACATTGACATTCAGATTCCACTGCTTACAGATAGTACAACTGATAGGCTCTGGGACTGTACCAGTATTGCAAAGGAGCTGGGGATTTATTCTGAATCCGGCAGGCCACACGATAAAGCAGTGAGCGCCATCATCCAGAAGCTGGATCTGTTTGCAGATGAGATTGTTAGAACAGCGTACAGCCGAAATGGCCACGACGGCGTAACGGTACAGTATAAGGGGAGCGTACTGGAAAAGGTAAAGGAATGGCTGGAAGAGAATGGCTACCCTTCATTGATAGAACTTCGGCTTGCAAATGGCAGTGTCAATAAGTACCGGGTTTGTTATCGGGAGGTGGCATAGGCATGGCGGTTAAAAGCGTGGTAGAAAGTGTAGCGGCATTTAAAGGGAAAATAAACCCCAGATACGGCATGAATTGTACAAATATGCAGGAAATCTATAAGGTTTATGGCGGTACCTATGAGGCTATAAGCGTTGCATTTGAGTATGGATATTTACAGGGAATAAAGGCAGCAACATCAGATATAAAAAAACAGAATCGCATTCTGTAATTAGGATATGAGCAGGGTTTAAAAGCAGCAAACACAATATAAACAATAATCAGAGCGTCCTTCTTCGGAGGGGCGTTCTTTTTATACCCTAAAAGGAGTTGGTTACATGAAACAGTACAGAACCGTTCAAGGGGATACCTGGGATTTAATTGCTAAAAAACAATATGGTGATGAAAAAAAGCTGGACATCCTGATGATGAACAATTTTTCCCTGCTGAACTATGTGATTTTCCCTGCTGGCATATTAGTTGATATTCCGGAACTTCCGGATGAAGCACAGCAGGGATGGCCAGAATGGAGGAATAAATGAGAACTCGAAGGATAAGAACGGATATTCTGTATAACGGGGTGGATGCCAACGTGGATATTTCCGGCGTTTTAGCGGACTTTTCCTTCTCAGATTCCACAGAGGAGTCAGATTCGATTTCTTTGACCTTAAACGACAGAGAAGAAAAATGGTCTGGAGCCTGGATGCCGGAAAATGGAGATAAGATCCGGGCTGGTATCGTATTAGAAAACTGGAGATATGAAGGAGAGAAAAAAGAAATTCGCTGTGGGGAGTTTGTGGTGGATTCTTACCGGATTCAGGCTCCGCCGCAGAAAATAGACATTGAAGGAGTATCATCTCCGGTGAATCGTGATTTTAAAGAGACAGAACGGACACAGACCTGGGAAAAAGTGACAATTCGCCAGATTGCGTCTGAGATTGCCGGGCGCTATGGTTTGTCTCTTGTGTATGATACAGCTCAGGATATTACCCTGGAGCGGGAGGAGCAGAACGGAAAGACGGACAGCGTTTACCTGAAAGGACTGTGCAATCAATATGGTTTAGGGATTAAGGTATACGCTTCCCAGCTTGTAATCTGGTCGTATGAAGAATATGAGTCAAGAGCGCCGGCGGCAGCCATATGGCCGAAAATGACACGAAAGTGGAGTTATAAAGGCAGTATCCAGGGAACCTATACAGGGGCCAAGGTATCCTATTCAGATCCGCAGAAGAATGAAACTCTGGAGGCTTTTGTAGGGACAGAAGGGAGAATCCTAAGCGTAAATCAGAAAGCGGAAAGCATCGCAGATGCGGAGCAGATTGGAAAAAATGCCATGAGGAATGCCAATCGGAAGGAAATCACCGCGGAACTGTCTCTCTGGCCGGATGTATCGCTGGCCCTTGCCGCTTCCCAGACCGTACAGCTGACAGGATTTGGAAAAATAGATGGGACTTATTTTGTGTCAAAAGTCCTGCATCGGATTTCTTCCGGCGGAGAATACGAACAGGGGCTGAGCCTTTACCGGATAAAGGGAGAGGCACGGACAGAAGAGACGCCTGAAGAGGTTTCAGGGGGACAGGAAAGAGACTACATTGTAAAACGCGGCGATACGCTTTGGGATTTAGCAAAGGCTTATTATGGCAGTGGAACCAAGTATACTATCATTTATGATGCGAACCATGAAATAATTGAAGCAGAAGCAAAAAAACGAGGGCGTCAAAGTTCCAATGGAGGGTACTGGATTTATCCAGGGACAGAATTAACCATTCCGTAGGAGGTGGAAAACGTGAATGAAATCAGAATAGGAAAGATATCTTTTGTTAATTATACGGCCGGGACAGTCCGAGTGGTTTATCCAGACAAAAGCGATAAAAGCACAGCGGAGCTCCCAGTGTTCTGCGGATTTGGAAAGGAATACCAAATGCCCAACGTCGGAGATTTGGTATTGGTGGTCCATCTGTCCAATGACAGCAGTATGGGAATTGCCATGGGAAAATTCTGGAACCAGACCATGGCTCCCCCAAAAGGCGGATCAGACGTATATTATAAAGAATTCCAAAAAGAAGGGGCATCTTTCTTGGAGGCGGCCGCCGGAATACTGCGGATTTATGCAGCTTCTCTTGTTCTGGAAGACAGTTCTGGCACCATCTCTGTTTCAGAACTTCTTGCAATGAAAAGGAAGGTGGATTCTTTATAATGGCAAAGATAGGCACGTTTGGAAAACTTCGTTTTAAAATCAGTGATAGAGAAGCTCTGATATTTCAAAACATGAAACGGGAGCTGTCGGGAAAATGGAATCAAATGGAGCGAATCGGCCAGAAGCCTTTGGTATCTTTTGGAGGATCGGAGCTGCAGAAAATTACATTCACGGTTTTCTTGGATGCAGGCCTTGGAGTATCCCCCAGAGATTTATTGGAGGAAATGGAAGAAATGACAGAACGAGGGACAGCCGAGTATCTGATCATTGGCCAGAGGCAGGTAGGAGCTGGACGGTGGGTACTCGTAAAAAGCTCTGAAGCCTGGGATAAGATCCTCAATAAAGGCGAACTGCTCCGGGCGACAGCGGAATTAACGCTTCAGGAATACGTGTAGGGAGGTGTTATATGAAAATTGTAGTACAGACAGGAGACGAGTCATTAAAAAACCAGATGCAGACGCTTCTGGAGACACGGGCCGGCTCTGTGCCAGTGGACAGAGATTTTGGAATCAGCTGGGAATGCCTGGATGAGCTTCCAGAGGTGGCAGAAAGCTTATTTTATCAGGAGGCATTAAAAAAAGCGGAGCGCTATGTTCCGGATGTTCGAATCCGAAAAGCTTCGTTTCAGGCAGATGAAACAGGACTTATGACGGCGGTGATCGAATGCGAAAGGAGGAGGGAATGAGCACGACAGTGAAAGAACGCCTGGAACAGTATCCAGAGATTTCGTTTATTGAAGGCATTTCGTTTGAGACTTTTTTATCCGACCTGCTGAAGACGTATCAGGAACGCTACAGAGAGCTGACAGGAAAGGAAGCAGAACTTCCGGAAGCAGATCCAATCCGATTAATTTTGTATAGCTGTTCTGTTCTTCTGTATCAGGGAATGCAGTATATTGACAAAGCTGGAAAAATGGGGCTGTTAAAGTACAGCAACGGCGAGTTCCTAGATAATCTGGCAGCTTTAAAGAAGGTAGAGCGTAATCCAGCAAAACAGGCAAAAACGGTTCTGCGTTTTACGCTGTCAGCAGCGCAGCAGCAGGTCATCGGAATCCCGAAAGGAACCCGGGTAAAGGGGCGGGAGTTATTCTTTTCGACAGAGGAATACGGAGAGATTCCGGCCGGAGAAATGTCTGTGGAGATCCCGGCAGCCTGCCTCACGCCAGGAGAGGAAGGAAACGGCTTTTTACCTGGAGAGCTCCATGTCCTGGTAGATCCAATCAACTACATCGGCACAGTAACGAATACAACGACAACGGCAGGGGGAGAAGACAGGGAAAAGGATGAATCATTGGCAGAACGAATCTATCTGTCCCCCTCTTCGTATTCAACGGCTGGGCCGGAAGACGCCTACCGCTACTGGGTAATGACAAAAAGCAGCGAAATTTTAGACTGCAAAATTTACTCAGAAAATCCGGGAGAAGTCGATATTTATGTGATGATGCAGGACGGGAAGCTGCCGGATGAAGGCTTTCGGAAGGAATTAGAGCAGTATCTATCTGATGATAACCGAAGGCCGCTGACTGATTTGGTCAAGGTAAAGGCTCCGGAAGAAATAAAATATCAGATTGACGCTACCTATTATATCAAATCTTCAGACCGGGATATGGCAGAGGAAATAAAAAAGAAAGCAGAAAGCGCATGTCAGTCTTACACGGCTTGGCAGCAGTCTGCCATAGCAAGAGACATCAACCCCTCCAGGCTGATGTATGAGCTGATGCAGGCAGGCGTCAAATGGGTGGAAATTCGAAGCCCGGCTTTTACGGAAATCACAGGTGCAAAGGTAGCGAAAGCGGAACGGATCAATCTGGTTTATGGAGGGCTTCAGGATGATTAATTTCAGCGAGGCTGACTTATTATCAGTTCTTCCAGAGCATTTAGAACAGGTACAGACAGAGGCGCTTAGTGCAGCTGTAAAGAAGGGCCTGCAGAAGCTTCAAACATACAGCCGGGCGGCGTCTGTATACGCAGCCATTCCAGAGCTTCCAGACGAGGTATTAAATTTACTGGCTATCGAACTCCGAACGCAGTATTACGATCCGGAGGATCGAAGGGAGCGGCGGGAAAAAATGGTAGAACAGACGCTTGCCTGGTATCTACGAGGCGGAACTGGTTCTGTTCTCACGGAATATCTGGGAGCTTTATATCAGGGAGGCCGCTTAGAAGAATGGTATCATTATGGAGGCAATCCGTATTTTTTTAAAGCAATGATTGATCTGGATCTGGATGACGAGATAGAGACAGGTGCAGGAGACAAAATTGCACAACGGATTCGGGCTTATAAAAATGTGCGGAGCTGGCTGGAAGAGTTGGCGTTTCATATCGGTATACAGGTTCTTGTACCTATCGAATATGAGAACCAGATCCGATTCTCTTCCGAGTTTTACCCCAGGTTTAACCTGGCTGTTTTGAAATTAGACGGACGGTGGAAGCTGGACGGAGGCCGAAAATTAAACGGGTATGACAGCAACGAGACGCTGGATTTTTATCCGGTGGCGATGAGCGTAAGCGTGCCAGTTGCAGTTCCGGTTCAGGCGGCGTTATCCGGAAGCTGTTTTAACATGGCAGCAGAAGAGAACATAAAAGCAGAAGCTGCGCTGAACGTGCGCATGGAAGCGGCAGAGAATGTGAGAATGGAACAGAGGCTGATCTGCCAGTCAGAGGCAGAGATTTCTGTACTGCAGACAGAAGCGTTTATGTATAAAAAGAACCTTCTCGATGGTTCCTGGAAGTTAAGCGGCAGCCGGAAACTGGACGGCGGTCGGTATGATTTGTAAACGGTTAAGGCCGGGAAAGGATAAAAATATGGCAAGTAAAGGCGTAATTACAGTAACAGGCAGAAAAAAACTTTGTATGGCCCATGCAGGAGATGGCAGTCTCCCCAAAATCGCTAAGATGGTATGGGGAGACGGCGGCGTGGATGATCAGGGGGTTCCCAAGGCGACCACTGGAAAGGAGGTAGGACTTTATAATAAACTCCTGGAAAAAGAGATAGAGGGTTACAGTTATGTGAATGAAGAGAAGACCACCTGCAGGTATAAAGCCACTTTGGAAAAAGGGGAATTGGCAGGAAAAGAAATTTCAGAGATGGGACTTCTGGACGCTGACGGTGATCTGATTGCCTATCGTACCTTTACGAGGAAAGGGAAGGATGAGGATATCCCCCAGGAGTACGATATGGATGAGATTTTTTAATGGAGGTACAGCATGGGAAATTTTGAAATTCAGGATCCGCCAATATTTCAGACGGAGATTACAAAATGGAGCCGGGAGACAAACGCCGACGGCGATGAAATGGGCCGGGATATGGAAAAGGTATTTAACAATACCATATATAACAAAGCTATGATAGAGCGGGAAAGGAACGTGACGGAAGTGCTGCTTACGGCGGTTGACTGGCAGGAGGAAAACGGTTTGTATATACAGACAGTATCTGTACCAGGCGCTGAGGAAGGCGCGGAGCCGGTACTGTACAGTGCGCTGCCTGACGATGCAGATGCGGAAACCAGAAAGGCGTATAAGAAAGCGTTTGGCATTATCGCAGGAGGCAGCGGAAGCATTGGGGCTGGAACAGCTACATTTAAGGTGGACAAGAAACCGGCGACAGACTGTACAGTAGGGTTGAGAGGAGTGTAAGCTTATGGGAAAGATTTGGATGCCAGGGGGCGGAGGAGGCGGAGCCTCCAGTGATGACTGCACTTTAATGAGAGCTGCTGTGCCGAAAGGTTTGACGGCAGTGACGGCAGATTCCGATGATGAGGCTTTGGAGGGAACTCTGGATACAGATACCACGTTGGCTGACTCACAGGCCCTGTCTGGCCAGACGTTTCTTAAATGGAATCCTCAGACGAAGCTGTTTGAAAAGCATACGGGAGGTATGGCTAATAAGGGAGCCTGGACCGGCAGTGTAGCCATGAATGGTTCCATCACAATCCCGGCAGGCTTTCATAACGGCTCTGGCAATGTGAAAGGGCCGGTTATTACGAACCGCGGAAACTACGGCGGCACAGGAAACAGCCGGGGAAATGATACATCCGGAAAGCGGATGTGGGTGAAAGTACCGGGCGGATATTACAACGAAAATGCGCAGGTGTTCCTGAATTGGAGCGATATCTGCTCGATGGCAGGGCTGACGGCGGACAAGATTAAGAAGAATGTATCGATAATGGGTATTACCGGAACCTATGCAGGAGAAATTCCGGAGACTTATTATATTTGGACTGGAAGTTCTTGGAGCATTAAAAGTCCCAGTATGACGCTTACCTGGGCTGATAATTCCGGCGGACAAATACCATATAGCGCATCTGCTTCTGATAACCGTGGCCCTAAGATTGATCGATATTACAATTATCGTGGTAATAATTATACAGCAGGAGGATGTGCGAAAATCAACACAGCTTTTAATCTAACTCCTTACAAATATCTAAAATTTGAAAGAACAAGCGCAGGGACCTATTCGATTCCCGTATTTGTCGGTGTATCTCAAAGTAGTAATGTGCAAGGAAATAATTATGCAGCTAAATTTTCTGGAACAGTTCCCAGCGGAGTTCATAGTATCGATATTAGTAGTCTGAAAGGGAACTATTACATTTATCTCGGATTTGGTTCCTATACTGCCAATTACAAAGAGTTCGACCATGAATTTGGTCCAGACCGATTATATTTAACTACAGCTTAGGTGAAGTAAATCCGATAAATATTGCAATAGGTTGAACCATTTCTTCCTCCTCCGCTAAAAGTTATACTCTCTGCGGAATTTATACCTGTAATATCTAATGATATGGTTTTTTCTGTTTTAGAAGGGGTTGTAGAAATAGACATATTTCCTACAGACAATTCTATAACATTGACATCTGGAAATGCACCCAAATCAGAATCAAATACTATATTAATTGTCCTATACGGCTGCATTACAATATCAGATCCTTGTTTAGAAATAAATATCATAAACCCGCTGGAAGCTTTACTGCTAATAAATATATTAGAGAGTTCGAAAGTAGGAGAGCTACCCGATATAGATTTAGTCCCATATCCAATTCCCCAAGACCCTCTGTTATAGACATCATAAGGGCCTGGTATAAAACCCTCGAAAGTTCCGGTAATACCCATTATCGCAAGTTAGGAAGCTCAGAGAAAAAAACGAATGGAATAGATGGTAGAAATGTGGTATACTCTTCCTGTTACCGCCTCCTAGACTGGTACGGAAGGGAGGTGAATCGTATGGAATATATTGCTTCTCTTATTGCCACTGTTGTGGGTGGTGTAATTTGCCATTACATCATCAAATGGTTAGACGGTGACAAGTAGTCGGTAACTAACCTACGGTATTAAGCCCTGCCGTGCCAAAACAGGGAATAGAAAACCCCAGAGCTGCAACTCTGGGGTTTTCGTTTTGCTGAATCGCATGGATTCATTGCTTCTCTTTGCCTACTGGCATTATAGCATATGCGTATTTGAATTACAAGATACGTATGTGCTGTTTTTTTACCCTGAAATCAGGAAGGAGGTGAAAGCGGTGACACAGTCAGAAGTGGAAATTGCGCTGGAACGGTATCGCAACGAGATTGGATCGCTGAAGCACCGTATGGATGAAGTGCAGAGAATTGTGGATGCGGTCCACAGTCTGGCCCAGCAAATGGTCGCCCAGACGGCGGAGATTAAGCATCTGGGGCAGGCGGTCGGGGAAGTGAAAAAGGATGTGGCGGAGTTG